CGCGTCCGGGTGTGGCACCTCCTTGCAATCCCCCAGTGTAAAGTCGAACTGTAGCAGCGTGGCGTCCTGCGGCACAGCCACCTTGTAGCGGTGGATGGCCGCCAGCACTGTCTGCGTGCCCTTCTGGGTCTCAGCCGTCAGACACCGCACCCAAGCGCGCGCGGCCGGCTGCACCGGCGCAGACTCAAGCTCAGGCGCTGGCGACGGGTCAAGGTTGTCAAGACCCTTGATGGCCAGTCGCATGGCGTCCTGGTTGGAGGGGATGGGCACCAGGCTCCACTCCAGCAGCTCCCACTCATTGAAGTCCATACCACCCTGGTCGTTGGGTTTGCCTTGCGTTGGGATGAAGCCGATGGAGGCGGTTCGCACCCAGCCACCCTCCCACAGCAGCGCCACAATGTTCTGTGGGTCCTGGTCGTTGGCGGCTGGGCGCAGGGTGAAGTTGGCGATGATGCCATCGGGCGACAGCTCCAGCGTATCGCTCTTGCCGACGGTGGCCCATGGGTCGCGGTAGTTGTGGCCCCACTGCACCACCGGATTGCGAAGGTAATTCTCCACACGCGCGCCAGTGGGCAGCACGCGGTCCCGGTCTCGGTCCACCGAGGCAGTGTTGATCAGGATCCGGCCTCCCTCCTTGGTGCGCTCCAGGATCTTGATCCCGAAGGTCTTGTGAACCATCTTGTTGGGCATGCGGCCTCCGAGCAACAAAAAAGCGCCATCGAGTTGGGGCACTCGATGGCGCTCAAAGTAGGACGAGAAACGGCGCTCGGAGGCGCTCGACTGCTAAGTTGGTGGGCAGGAAGAGCCTGCGGTGCTCCTATTCTACCCTACTCGTAAAGTCAATCGCTAGTCACCCAGCGGCAGGTGACCCTGGTCTGTCGCTTGCGCGCGTCGTAGTCCGCCCGCAGCCCCAGCTGGTACTTCTCGAATGCCTCGCGCGTGAGCCCATAGGCTGCCAGCACCGGATAGGGTAGGGGGACAACGACCGGCTCCGAGGTCAAAAGCTGCCAAGTGTTACCACACCGCAGGCAGCGCCGCATCACAGCCCCAGACTGGGTCTCCACACGGTTGTTGCGCGCACTGCCGCAGTTGCGGCAGACGTCCTCGCCCCAGTCCCCACGATGGACCACGCGCGCACCCTGTGGCGCGTGATACTTTGCGTATCGATAGGTGCCCGCGCGACGTGGCTCCCAGCTGAAGGAGTGGGTGGTGTACTGCGCTGAGTCTGTGCGCTGGTCCCACTGGTGGCGACAGTACAGACAGACCTTGAAGCTGTCTCCCACTCCCACTCCCACCACATGCTTCTGGATCCACTCGGTGCAGCCGCACTTGGGACACCCCACATCACCCGTCATGTCCGTTCTCCTTGACGATGGTCTGCGCCACACCCGGCGGCCACACCACGTCCTTGTGGCACTTCTGACAGCGGATGGTAACGCTGCCGAGCACCGCTCCAACAATCACCGCCAGTAGCGCATTACAGCACCGACCGCGACGCTCGTGCCCACAGCGCACCTCGTAGCGTGGCAGGTGCTGCGGCACCACACCAACGATGGTTGCCAGTGCAGTCGGTCCTACCCATTCAGCAAGAGCCACAGCAGCTCCTCTTCCTCGCGCTTCAGCCGCCGCACCCAGGCCTCCTGCACCAGGACACTCGGATCGAACAGATCGATGAAGGTGCGCAGCACGTGGTGGCCGACCACATAGTCCGCAGCGCTGGCGGGTGTGCCGCCCTCGATGGTCAAGGGCTGCCCCAGCAAGCTCAGTAATGCGGCTGCCAGCTGCACGGTGGTGGGGCTGATGCCGGGTGCATCCACCGTCAAGGCTTGCCCAGCAGCCGTCAACAGAGCAGCCGCCAGCGCCGTGCTGCTCGCACCGGGTGCAACAGTGAGCGCTTGGCCAGCGGCTGTCAAGGCTGCCGCACTCAGCAGGATCTCCCCACCGGCCGTGACCGTAAGCGCTTGGCCGACCGCACTCAGCAGTGCCGCGCTCAGATTGCGGCTGATCGCACCCGGCTGCACGGTCAGGGCTTGGCCGGCCGCACTCAAAGCCGCTGCCGCCAGCGCAGCGGTGTACACCGCCTGTACGCTCAGGGGCTGGCCAGCCGCACTCAAGGCCGCCACACTGAGGGCTGTGGTGCTGGCTCCGGGCTGCACGTCCAGCGCTTGGCCTGCGGCCGAGAGCGCTGCGGCCGAGAGCGCTGCCGTGTAAACTGCGGCAACGCTGAGCTGCTGTCCGCTGGCGCTCAGGGCTGCCGCGTTGAGTGCCTTGCTCACCGCACCCGGCTGCACGTCCAGTGCCTGCCCGCTGGCGCTGAGCGCTGCGGCAGCCAGGTTGATGGTCGTGGTGCCACCGCTGAGCGTCGCCTGGATAACCAGCATGCTCATGTACGCATTGGTGCCGCTGCTGGAGCCAGACGAGAGATAGAACTCCGCGTCCAGCTGGTCGCTGTCGGTCAGTGTCAGCGCCCCAGAGCGTGAGCGCACCAGTGTCGCGGAGGTGGTGTTGCGGGTGTCGTCGTCGTTGGTGCCGTCGTTCAGACTGCAGTTGAACGTGGAGCCACCGGCATTGCTATCAAAGTGCGCTTCGTGGAAGACCGAGTAGCTGCTGACGCTCCACTCGTCGGCATCCCACAGAATGTCGCCGTTGCCAACAACGCGCGTGGTGCCGACATTGGGGCGCAGAGACGTCTCGATCTGATAGAAGGTCTCAGTTTTGGTGGGGGTCCCGGTTTGTACGATCACCAGGCGTGCATGGCGACAGCGGCCGGTGCCGGCGCTGGTCTTGATCTCGACCAGGTGGGTGTCGCCGTCGGTGATGTTGCCCCAGATGTCGCCTGAGCGCTTGCGGGTGTCCGTGGACGTGTTGTGGGACAGCTCGGTGCCGGTGATGTCGGTGCCGTCGCTCTTGGCCAGCTGGGCGTTGACCGTGCCGCTGGTGGTTGATAAAGACGCTTCAAAGTAGCAGGCGACGGTGCCGTCGTACTGGTCCTTGTCCACCAGCATGACCTGGGTCTTGGTGGTGTCGGTCGCGTAGCTGGTGTTCGCGAACGAAAAGGATGATCCAAAGTCGACAACGGTCTCGGTGGCGACGATCGTCCCGTTTTGGACGATGACCAGGCGGGCCATATAGACCGTACAGGTGACGGTGCCATCGGTGGACTTGAGCCGATAGCGATACTCCGTGCCATCCACCAGGTTGGCCAGCAGGTCGGCAGTCCGGACGCGGGTGGGGGTGCCGCTGGTAGTGGAGACCTCCCCACCCGTTACCGCTGACCCGCCAGCGGTGTACAGCGAGGCATAGGCCGTCCCTGAACCCCCCGTGACCGCCAGAATGGCTTCGAAGTACACCGCAGGCGTGGGGTCGTAGTTGGCAGCCGTATACAGCCAATGCACGGCGAAGGCGGTGTTACCATACAGCCCATTGGCACGGCTATCGGTAATCTCGTGGGCCAGCGGGACGACCTTGACAATCTTGGACATCTAGTTCGAGACCAGCACCAGCAGCTGCGTCCAAAGGTCGCGGAAGTTGTTGCGCTGCTGGGCGGTGAGGTTCACGTCAAACACCAGGCGGTAGCCCTCGCCGCCCAGACCCACATCAGGATAGACCGCGAACGACACACCGAACTGGGAGCGTACAAACGCTCGCAGGCGGTTGAGGTCCCGCACCCGGAAGACGGTGCCCGTGGAAGCGTGCACGCTGTCGGGACTGGCACCAGCCATCAGGCTGTTGAGGGCCGTGAGCTGTCCAGCCGTCAGGTCGGCCGCAAACTCGACAGTGGTCAGTCCGCCTGAGCCGGAAGAGATGCCGGTGGGCGCAACCCCAACGTCGTGCTCGATGCGCGCAAGCGCCAGCTGCAGGTCGTTCAGGCTGCGCTCGTAGGAGTAGGTCGCCATGTGCTCAGCTCAGCAGCAGCATCCCGTTGGCGTGGAACGCCAGGGTGTAGTCGCCCCCATTGCTGTTGGTGGCAATCTCCCACGAGATGCAGCGGTGCTTGGTGGCAGTGGTGTCGTCGTACAGGCAGGCCTCCGCGATGGTGGATGCACCCAGCGAGGACCAGCTGACGTTGGAGCCGTCATCGTCCCAGGAGGCGCGGTTGTTGGTGTCGTCCTGCGCCACCACCGGAGTACCAATGCTCTGCCCACCCGCCGTGTAGTTGGCGGAAGCCACCTCATTGGTGGCGGTGTAGGCCGGCGCTGCCCCATCCGGTGGGGTCTGGCTGGCGGTATACAGCGCCACCTTGAACGTGTCGCTATCGCAATCAATCACCTTCAGGAGCAGTTGCTCCTTGAAGTTGTTCCAGACAGTCGCATCACCCTCAGCCATTATGCCCTCCGATACTCGTCGTTGCGAATAATGTGCAGCCGGATCCCACGCCCAACCTTGAGCACCAGTGCGCGCTTGAACCAGCTCTCCGCCAGTTCCAGCACGCGCGTGCGGTCGTCGGTCTCCAGCGACCATGCCCCAGGCGGCATCGCCTCCGCCTGCTTGACAAACCTGTCCGCCACCGGCTCACGGTCGGGACGACCAGACCACCCTGGCGTCATGATCTCGACCGGCTGTGCCTCCCCACGCACCACCGCCTGAATGTGCGCAATGGTGGCCGGGAACATCACAGCCGGGTCTACCACGTGCTTGCCGGATGCCTCGTCCAGCGCGCACAGCTGCAGCGGATCATAGCTCATGAGAGACCTCCTTTGGGTGCCTCGGGAAATAACACGGCCGGCTTCAGCCCCACGGTGATGGACGGTGGCTTGCCGGTGATGGCGGCGATCTGGTCGCTGATGGACTGCAGCTGACGGTTGTACTCCGCCAGCGCATCCGCTCGACGCGGGTCGGACTTGTCTACCTCGCTCAGCACCTGGATGCACTTGCGGCACAAGGCGAAGCGCGCGTATAGCTCCTGTAGACTGCGCTGTGGCTGTTCGGTCATTGCGACTCCTCCGGCTTCAGTCCGATCAATCTGCCCTCCCCATCACGCTCAACACACAGCACCTCCGTGCTGCCGTCGCTGAAGTTGCGACGCACCCGCACTGGCCGGTCCACCGAGTCGGTCGTCAGGACCTCAAGCTTCACCACCGTGCGGCCAGCAGCTGCGCGCAGCACGTCCGTCTTGACCTGCTCTGCCAGCTGCTGCGCCAGGTCCTGCGGCAAGCGTGGCAGGGCATTGAGCTCCCCACCCAGGCTGTGTACCGTCCCACGCACCTCTGCCAGCGCACGTTCCAGCATGCCCTGTCGAGCCGGCACCTGCGTCAAGGAGCCCAGCGCCTCCGCCAGGTCGCGCTGATGCGCCTCCAGCCCACCCAGCCGCTCCCCCAGCTCACGCCGCAGCGCCAGCAGCAAGTCCTCCAAGGTAATCTCGCGCGCGGCCTCGCGCGCCAGCGCGCTCAGCTCGCCGGCCGGCTCTGGCAGGGCACGCACCACCTTGCCGCCCAGCCGCGCCAGCGCGCGCTCCTCGGGAGCCGGCAAGATGGGTCTGCCGTGTGACCGGGTGGCCCTAGGAGCCCAGTTGCGGGTCTTCCCTTCCCGTAGCACCGGCAGCTGGCTGCAGCGACAGTTTACGATGTTGCTAGGGTCGCCGGCAGGGTCACCCGGATAGCGCAGGCTTTCGCCACCAACGGTGAAGTCCTCGTCCAGCCCCACCGCCTGCCCATGAGCTTCCTCGTGCTCGTCCCGCACCCGGTCGTCCAAGGTGGCCAACCACTCCTTGCCGGTCACGACCTCGCTCTGCTCCCAGGCGCTCTGGTCGCCGGCACCGTTGGCACCCGTCATCGTCGTGCGGGCGATGCGCTCCACGGAAGCTTCGCTGCGTCGGCCCTCGAAGTACACGCTCAGGCGCTCCTCAATCTCCGCCAGGGCAACACCGTCCTCAGCTGCGCGCTCGAACAGTGTCTTGAGTGCCTCGTAGGTGCTGTCGTTGGTCTTCTCCGCGAAATTGGTGAGCAGCTCGTCCAGCGCCTCCTTGACGGCCGGTCGTTCCAGGTCGAAGTCAAAGTCCACCCCCAGCTCGTCCAGCTCGTCCTGACCCGCGCGCGCCACGGCATCCTCAATGAGCTGCTTGAACTCGCGCTTGAAGCGTCGGACCTCCGCCTCCAAGTCGAACACGTCGCCGGCGCGCAGCTTGCTCAGGGTGCTGCCGTTGAGCAGTGCCTTGGCGGACTGCAGCCGGCTGACGGCCTCCTTGCCCTGGCGCTCGATCTCGCGCTGCAGCTTGCGCTTCATGTCGCGACGGATGGGATCCAGCCGACGATCCTTGCGCTCCCAGGCGGTCTTGTGCTCTTGGCTGCCGAACTCGGGAGCCTTGGCACGCTTGCCACTGAGCATGCGCTGCTGCGGCTCGAAGTTGGCGGGCAGCAAAGTTCCCTGCAAGTAGCCAACCTCCCAGCCCTCAAACTCGGGCAGCCCCATGCCCAGGTAGTTGTTGATGGTAGACCAGGGCAGCCCTCGGTCGAACAGCGCGCTGGCAGCCGTAATCAGCTGCGTCACGTCTTGCTTGAGCACCCCCACGGAGCTCAAGTCCGTCACCAGCGCTTCCTCCGGCCGCAGCGCACCTACACGTCGGAAGTACTCCGTGAGGGAGGTATCGCGCTGCAGCACCAGCGGCAGCAGTGTCAGGGTCCACAGCGCGCGCATGTCGCCTTCCAGCTTGGTGGCGGTGTCGTAGCTCTCCTGACCCCAGCCCATCAAGCCGTCCGGCACCCCGAAGCACCCGCCCACCTCGTCGCGCGCCATCTCGCGCTGTACCAGCCATTCAATGTCCTTGGGACGGTAGTCGATGAGCTTGAGGTCCGTGACCTCTTCCTCCAGCACGATGGGCTTGTGGGCGTTCTCCAGCCCACCAAACTTGCTGGTCAGTTTCTTCTCCAGGTCCTCGCGCTCCGTGACCGTCAAGCCACCCTTGCTGATGACGGCATAGTCCGGCCGCGCGCTCTTGGTGAAGAACAGCCGCGACCAGGCCTGCGCAAAGGTATCGATCAGGATGGACTGCCGCACGGCGCTGATGACGCTCAGCCCGCGCCAGGGATTGCGTGGGTTGAAAAACTTGGTGTGTAGGAACTCCTCCGGCGGCAGGTCGTAGGAGGGTCCCTTGCCGTCGTCGATCCTGTAGGCAGCCACCTTGTAGTAGCGCTTGCTGGTCTCGTCTGGGATGATGATGACGGTGTGGGGCTGACGTGGCCAGAGCTCACTGTAACGCCCACGGCCGTTCTTGACCAGCTCAAAGCCGGCCTCACCTGCCAGCAGCATATCCGCCATCCACCACTTCCACAAGTCCACGGACGACATGCTCTCATTGACATCGCTGAACAGCCGCGTGAGCTCATGGCCCTCCACCGGCTCCTCCGCGCGCTCCACTCGCAGGGGCAGCGCTGCGAAGTTATTCATCAGCAGACTGCAAGCCTTGCGCACCCATACGTGCTGCTGATAGTCGTTGAGCGCCAGCAGGTAGCTGTAGGACGAGGCAGCCGCGATCTGACCCTGGCGGATCTCCGTGATGTGCACCCGGTCCCCAAATTCCGGGTGCAGCTCCGCCATTGCCTTGCCCTCGGTGCTGAGCGCACGTGCGCGCTCCGTGACGCGTGTCAGCAGGTCGCTCATAGTTCACTCCGATCCCATACCAGCAGCCGGCCGGCATAGCGGCTGTCGTCTTGCACCCACACCGGCGAGACCATTGTCGGCTTGCAGCCCTCCGCCACCACTGGCAGCTCCGGGTGGGCCACGGTGAGCTCCAGCATTTCGCCGGCCGGCTCCAGCTCCACTCTGAGCAGCACGGTCTCTAGCGGCAGGCCCAGCGCCTGCTTGAGCAGCAGCCCGCTCATTCGGAAGGTGCCCGCGTGTCGGGTCATAGATCACGACTCCCGTAGCAGTGGTGCACCGCAACCACCGCACCAAACCGAAGCAGCCAGGTTCGCAATGCCGCAATACTTACAGAACGCATCCGGCAAGCTGCCGGCAAACGGCACAAATTCAACATCCGGACCCAAAACAGGTATCCGGAACGCCGCCCCCTTACCGGAGAATGCTGCGTGCCACCGCTCGGACAGTTTCTCAATCTCACTGGCACTTAGCGGTACCTTCGCTTTGAGATAGCCCGCCGGCAATGCAGCACTCATAGCTTCGCTCCCGTCTCAAACCCCTCGGCCAGGGCCGCGCGCGCCAGCAACCATGCGCGCTTGCACAGCCCCACGCACCAGCCCACTGCGGCCCAGCTGCCCACCCACAGCGCCAGCACGTCGCCGGCGATGCGTGCGCCCAGCCGCTTGAGCCCCAGACTCAGCTTGACTGCCATGCCAGCTCCCTGCGCGCACTGCGGTCCGCTTCCTCAGGAGGAGTTTCCGGGGTGCCGAATTGAGCCACGTCGCCAACGTGAAGCGTGTCGCGCCTACCCGCATTCGGGACCACCCCACACGACGTGGACGTCCGAGCGTAACCTTGCCCTTCAGTGCGCGTCATAGCTGTCCGTCAATCCCACGCAGCAGCCACCACCCCAGCAGCCAGCCGCCAACTACCGCACCCACGATCACCCCAGCCGCGAACAGCACCGCTGTCCACATGCTCAGCCTCCTCTTCCACGCAGCCACACCCAGTGTCGCAGTGCTTCACAGGCGTGGTCGTTGCCGTCCAGTGGCTTCTCGTCGTCACTCTTGGTGCCGGTCTCCGGATACACATAGCCCTCCGTGAGCTCCGACAGTAGGTTGCGGCAGCGGATGTGCACCTTGAGCGTGCGCACACCCTGCCCATCGCAGATGAGGCGCCGCACACGCTTGATGCCCTCCACCACCATGTGGTTGTCCCCTCGCATGGGGATGTTGGCGCGCCGAAAGTGCACCTGCAGTGCCTTGGCCTCCGGAGAGCCCACCGCAATCTCCGGCAGCCGCGTGATACGGTACTGCGCCTGCTGCTCCGGCGGCAGCTCAGCCCACTGCGCGGCCGTGATTGGCTGCGTGCTCTGGCCCTTGCCAGGATCCATGAGCGTGTAGCCAAAGTGCTTGGCGCAGCGGTCAATGGCCTCCCGTACGCAAACCTCCTCCAGATGCTTGGAGTGGTACAGCTCGTCGAACACCAGCACCCGCGTGGAGGTGCGCTGAATGAACAGGATGGCGCGCGGATCGATGTAGCCGTCATCCACCGCCAGCTCAATGGGCTGCTCTGGATCCGGCTCGCCGGTCGTGACGTTGTCCTCGTTGAAGGTGGCATACACCACCCCCTCGGAGGCGGTGCCCCAGCCGGCCTCCAGCAGCTGGTCCGCTTCCTCGCTGGTGAGGGAGTTGCGGCGCTGAGCTGTGTAGCCGGGTGCCAGGTTGCCGGCCTGCTCGTTGTCGATCGTACGCAGCGTGATGACCCGCATGTTGTTCTTGAACTCGGTGTGGCTCTCGTCGCCGGCGATGCCCTCCGGTCCAAAGTACTCGTACAGCCAGTTGCGCTTGGGGGTGGTGGTCAGCCACAGTGCCGGTGGCTCAGCACCTGGTCCGGCGATGCGCACACGGCCGTCCAGCACCTTGAGGGCTGCCGCGTTCTTGGCGCGGCGTGCCTCGTCCATGTGAGCCCAGGTGACGTTTGGGCCCTCCCAGCTGATGGGGTTCTCGATGCCACCGCACAGCACCACCACCCCATTCAGAAACGCCAGGATGAACGGCTCGTGCGGCTCCCAGGAGAAGCTCTTGCGATAGCGCTGCTCCGGCACCACCCACTCCCACGGACACCAGCGCCGAAACTCCGGCCACAGGCTCTTGCGGAAGTGCGGCAGGTCCGGGCTGACCAGGATGCCGCTCATACCGCGTCGCACGCGCTCCAGGTCCTTGATGACGCCTGCCACGCTCTTGCCGCTGCCCTCTCCGCCCTTGATCAGGCCATAGCGCGGACCATCGCTGAACACAAACTCCCGCTCCTCATCCGAGTGCGGGGTGTAACGCTTGCCGGTCTCGCTGTTGACGTAGCCGTCAGGCGGAGGCGTCAGCGTCTTGGTCGGTGGGCTCAGCAGGCTGTCCAGCTCGACGCGCTCGCGCACGCTCAAGTATGGCAGCAATTCGAGCAGCTCGCTCATCGTCCGTCAATGCCTCGTAAGGTTTGGTGCCCGTTGGGTCCGTGGGGGCGATCTTGTCGATGTACAGCCCCAGGGTGCGCGCCAGCATATCCAGCGCGCGCTGACTGTCGTGCAGCTCAACGATCATGCCCTGCTTGGTGGTAGTCACCTTCTTGACCAGGTGCAGCTTGCCCAGTCGCTTGGCCTTGGTGAGATCCAGCGTGAGCTTGCCACCCCGCATACTCAGCAGATCGTCCAGCGTCGTCATGGCCTGGTCCGCCATGCGCGCCAGCACCTCATCCGCACCCAGGTGGAAATCCCTCAGCCGGCGATCGATAGCTGCGCGGATCTTTGGGTTTCGAAGGTTGTCTGTAGCCTGCACGTGTGCTGTCTTGACGGCATAGCCTGCACGTCGCGCGGCCTCACTACCGTTCCAGCAGGTCAGGTACTCCTCCACAAAGCGCATCTGCTTCATGGTGAGACCCTCCTCGTTGACGGGTCCACCATTGCGCCCACCGTTGGTCATGCGCGCCTCCGATAGATGACGTGCCCGTTGGGCTGCAGCGGGGAGTGCTTCCACTGCCAGATGGTAGCTTGCATCAGCCACACACGCCAGCGCAAGTCGAAGTCGGCCGGCGCAAGGTTGTAGGGTGTATAGGTCTGGCCGCAGTCGGTGCAAAGGTACACACGTCGTACCTCATCCTTGCGCAGCCCCAGGCAGACCATCTTCCACGGCCGCTGCTCGCCCCAGTGCGGACAGCCTCCCCTTCCGCGTCTCAAGGTAGCAGCTGTCCGCCCAGGAAGCGCTCCACCAGCCACAGCACCGCCATCAGGATCAGCAGGATGTACAGCACCTGCTTGATGGGTGGGGAGCTGGGTGGGTTGGGCAGGTAGCCGATGAGCAGGTACAGCAGGTAGAACACGACGATGGCGATCACCAGTGTGAGCAGTGTTCCCATGGGTTGCCTCCTCCTGACTCATGTGCGCACCCAGCCGGTCGGCAGCGGCACGGCACGCGTGGCCTGGCAGCGCAGGCACAGCTGGTACTCCTGACCGGTGTGTTGCTCGTAGCGCATCACCCAGTAGTGTGGGATGGGCTGGGGTGCGCGCTGCGGGATGATGTGGGGCACCGTGCCGCACTTGGCGCAAGCGCTGCACTGCGGGTGCGAACGGTCCCCGCTGGTGGTGTAGTTGCCGCACTTGCAGCTGCGGGTGTAGCTCATGGGGTGGCTCCTGAGGGTGGGTACAGCGGTCGCAGGCAAAAGGGACACTCCAGCACCACGTCCTCGCCGGCGCTGGAGCTCAGGTGCCAGGCACCCGCCTGCCAGCGCAGGTGGTAGCTGCCGCCACAGGGACAGGGTGCGTCCGGGTCGCCGCCACGCACAATGCTCTGAGGTGTGGGTGGGGTGGGTGCGGGTGGGGTCACTCGATGAGCGTCCATAGGTCCTGGTTGTTGTGACGCTGGGGTCGGTCCGGGGTGTGGAACAGCAGGGGTGCGGTGCTGGTCAGATAGGCACGTAGCATGCGCTCGGCGCTCAGGCGGTCCAGCTTGAGCTCGCTGGCGAGTAGCATGGTCTGTCCGGTGGCTGCGTCGCTGACGGCCCACTGGTCGGTGCTGGGTGCGTAGGCCAGCTGTACGCGCTCCAGCCCGCGCAGTCGGCCCAGTCCCTCCACCAGGTACGCCAGTCCCTCCGGTGCGAGCAGCAGTCGCAGGGAGGTGTTCTCATCCACCTTAAGAAATTCTTCAGGCACGGTGGGGTGCGCTCCTGCGCCGCATGCGCGCGTGGGCTGCAGCCCAGTGCACCCGGAGCATGGCGCGCTGCCACCAGGCGGGGTCCTGACGCGCCAATGCGCCCATGGGGAGCAGTTCCTTGGGCTTGGGGTGCTGACGTGGTACGTAAAGATGGCCGGTCATTGGCTCCTTCTGCCTCTCGCTCGGGTAGGATGGTGTGGGATTGGTCCCCTAGTGTACTGTAGTCAGTAGCTCTCGTAAAGGAGCGCGGGTGGGCAGCTTATCCGGCCGACCACCCGCGTTTCCCAGACCTATTCGGTGCTTTTTGGGCTTTATGCTTACCCGACGGAAAACACACTAGGAGCCTCTAGGAGCCCAGTAGGGTAGGGGAGACAGGCGAAACGACCTTCCAGACCGTAAAGCCAATCCTAGTGATGTCCGCTCACACCGCCTGAGCGCCTGCAGCCGGGTCGCCGGGGGACTCCGGGGGACGCTTTTCCCTGGCTTTTACGCTGTTCCATAGGGGTGGGGGATCCGGCAGGTCCGGGAGGGGTGCCTGCTCCCGCAGGTAGCTCATGGCGCGCGCATAGCTCCAGCCGTCCGCCAGCCGGGTGGGCAGACCGTTCTCGCGCTGCACCAGCTGCATGTCCGCCAAGACCCGGATGGCCTTGAGGTAGTCGCGCTTGCGCTCGAACATGCGTCCCTCCCCCACCAGGTCCTGCTCCGTCAGCCCGGTGCGGCGTGGCTCCTCGCTGGAGTGCCGCCACACGTCCTGGGCCGTGCGCACCAGCTCTACCAGGCACGCCCGGTAGGCACGCGCGCTGGGCTGGTCGTCCTCCAGCCAGCGGATCTCGCGGCGCTGACCCTTGTAGTTGACGTCCATGGTCCGCAGCAGCCCTGGCTCTGGCTCGGCTGCGCTGGCCCAGCGCGCGTAGTGGGCTGCGGCCGCGCGCATGCGGGCACGCTTGAGCCTGCCCTGCGCCAGCGCATTCAGCAGCAGGTCCGCCAGGAAGGCACCCACCGCCCCAGCTGCCGCCATGCAGCCGGCCGTGCCAGCCAGCAGGGCTGTGAGCTGCCAGCCCCAGCGTGCCAGCAGCCCCAGCCCCAGCACTGTCAAGGCTGTGAGCAGCCCCAGCAGTGCGCTCAGTCGTACGATGTCGTACTCTCGGCCGTCAACAATCCACTTCATGCCAGCTCACCCCACTAGGGCAGCAGATTCTGCAGTGCCCAGTAGACGATCCCCAGCCCAATGCAATACGCCAGCATTCCGGCCACCACGATCAGCGCCGTCACGCAGTTGGGTGCGCGCGGTCCAGTGCTCATCGCTGTCGTCCGCGCACCAGCGCAGCCGTGAACGCCAGGTAGCTGACTGCGAACACGGTCAGTCCCAGCCACAGGTAGTCTCGCAGACCGGCCGCGATCATCAGGGTGGCTACCAGTGCGCCCAGCAACAGGGTGCCCATGGCGATCACCGCCGCACCCAGCATCCCGCTTGAGCTCATTGCCTCCTCCTCACCCGGAAGCACGTCGCCGTCTCCCGTTCTGTGGGTGGGCTGCCTTCAGACAGCCGGCCGTGACGGTGGACGGCTGGGGTGGTCCGCTCAGCAGGAACTGCCAGCTGGGGGTGGTGAGCGTCACCACGCCGCCACCGCCGATGCGCTGCCACATCTGCCACAGCTCACGGTCGCCACGGATGTCCAGCTGATAGCCTACGTCCGACAGCCGCTTGAACAGCAGCATGGCGTCCGCCCAGTCGGTGGCCGGCGACCACACACGTGCCAGAGCATGTCCGGCAACTGCCACCTGCACCTGCCCGTTCTCCGTCCACCAGCCCAGCTGCCGTCCCGCCAGCAGCCGGCGCTCGTGCGCGCTGTTGAGTGCCACCCACAGCATGCGCTCCGCCGCGCGCTGATTCAATTTTAGCTCGTTGAGCAAGTGCTCCTGGGACACAGTCTGGGTGCTCATGGAAAGCGCCAGCCCTGTGTCAGCATGCCGAACAGCAGCGTGCCCAGCGTACTCGCGATGATGACCACCGTTCCGAGAAAGATCCCCAACAGCTCCTTCTGTCGTTCGCTCATGGTATGCCTCCTATCCTTCCGGTCGCCAGCAGAGAGCTGGCTCAGAAACCTTCCACCACGGCTCACCCACTGGGATGCACCAGGTGAGCAGCAGGGGTCCAATCCAGATGCTCTTGTAGTAGCTCCGCAAGTCAATGCTCAGCCAGCGCATGTGTCCCTCCTTGCAGCTGCGCGCGAAACTCGACCAAGTCGCCCATGGACCCATAGCTGGGTCCAGCCTTGACGTCCGTGCCGAACGGCACCCCGAACAGATCCTCCACCTCCATGGTGCGCTGCAAGTCCGCCACCACCGCGTCTGTCAGCTGTTCGGCCGGCAGCTCGAACAACAGCTCATCGTGGATGATGCTGGCGATTCCCGCACCGCTGCCGTATCCGTCCAAGTGCGCCTGGCAGCGCATGGCCGCGATGGCCATCAGGTCCGCCGCGCCACCTTGCACCTTGGCGTTGGTGCCCTTGTACATGTGCTGCTCGTCCTCCTCGCGCCAGATGCGCCCGGACCAGTAGCGCACCAGCTTGTGCTGCTTGCACTCCTCCACCGTCTCGTGCAGAAACGGCAGGATGCGTGGGAAGCGCTCCCAGTAGGCAGCCGCGATGGCGGCTGCCTCGTCGCGGCTCTTGTTGAGACGGTGCTCCAGGGAGCCGGTGGTGCCACCGTACAGCAGTCCAAAGCCGATGGTCTTGGACCACTCCCGGCGCACCTTGAGGCAGCTGGGGTCGCGTGCGATGTCCTCCGGCCACACGCTCTTGGCGATCTCCGCGTGGATGTCCAGACGCTGCTTGATGGCCTCCAGCATCTGCGGGATTTTGGCGATCACTGCGAACAGTTTCATCTCCTGCTGCTTGTGGTCCACACTCAGCAGCACGTTTCCCGGTCGAGCACGGATAGCCAGCCGCAGGTTGTACTCTGCCTCGCGCGTGGTGCCGCCGGAGTACACCGACTGCGTCTCGCGCGTGCGCACGTCGCTCGGCATGTTCTGCCAGTTGGGGCGACTGCTGCTCAGCCGGCCGGTGCGGGTGCCGTTCTCGTTGAAGGAGGTATGCAGCACCGCCTGCCCACTGGAGTGGTCTGCCAGGTCGTGCCAGGACTGCAGCGTGGTGGCCAGTTTGTCGGTCTCACGCATGGCCATGATCAGCCCACCCAGCGGGTGCTCTGCTTTCTCCATGAGCAGGAAGGCACTGGTGCTGGTGGAGTTGTACTTGCCGCGATCCGCAAACCGACTGCGGTCCACCCCATCCGCGTCCGCGTAGGGGTTCTTGGGTCGCTCCCAGCCATACCAGTCGTACACGGCGTGACTGAGCTGCTCGTCGCTGCGCCAGTTGAACACCCGCTTGCCAGGGATGGCAGCAAACAGCTCCTGCTCCATGGCCACCAGGTTGCGCTGGAAACGCGCCAGCGCGCGTACCACAAACGTCTCGTCCAGCAGCATGCCGCGTGCCTCGATGCGCTGCAGCAGCCGCACATACTGCATCTGCATCCGCAGCAGGGTGGTGAGCTTGAGCTGCGCCAGCTCCGGCGCAAGCCGTTGCGCCAGCAGGGCTGTGATGCGGCAGTCGTTGATGGCATACTCCGCCATTGCGCCCAGTGGCATGCGGTGTACCTCGGCCTGGTCCCCGCGATAGTGCTCCTTGGTGCGGGTGCCCAGCCAGCGCTGCTCCGCCGCTGCCAGGCTCTTGCGCTGTCGCGAGTCCTGCAAGTGTAGCATCACGGCCGTGTCCAGCAGCTTGCAGTTGACCTCCCAGAGCCTGAGCTCCAAGAAGTGCGCGTCAAACTTCAGATTGTGGGCCAGGATGCGGGTGTCGGGGTTGGAGGCGGTCACTCGGACCGCCTCCTTGACCTCCACGCGCTCGGAGGCGGTCAAAGTCGGGATGAACACCTTGACCTGCGCCTCCGGGCACCACACCGCCAGCCCCACCATCTGATCCCGCCACCAGTCCAGCCCGGTGGTCTCCGTGTCCAGCACCACCGTCTTGCCGGCGCAGCGCAGCACGTCGCGCGGCGCACCATACAGTGCCTGGTCCTCCATGAACGGCAGGCTCAGGGGGATGACGGCACGGTCCGCCACCCCCATGGCCTTACTGCTCTTGCGCTTCGCCATCTTGCGCTCCCTCGTCCCAGCCGCATTGCGGGCAGGTGAACGGCCTATCCAGCGGGATGACCGCCTGCGCACCGCACTCCGGGCAGGTATCCGGCTCTGCCATGGCTGCCAGCAGCGCGGCCGTGGCGCAGCTGTCGCAGCGGCTGCCCTTGCCTTGCAGTGCCGGCCGCACACCGCACTCCACGCACAGCGGCTTGATCAGCCCGATCCAGCTGGCACCATGCCGCAGCAGCGCGCGCCAATCCATGCTGGCGCTCACGGCTGTCCACCCATCTGCGCCATATACTCGGAGGCACTCGTGGAGTTCACCAGCGCCTCCGCTTGTGCTACCGCCTCCTCCAAGGTAGGTGCCTCCACGCACGCGCGCCAGCCCCAGTCCTCCTCGCCCGCATTGGCCAGCTGAATGCGAACCACACCCGGTGTCAGGGTTGAGATTAGCATCCAGCCCCACCCGTTGACGTTCAGACGACGGTCCAGGTCTGCTTCCGTGATGCTCATGCGCGCTTCCCTCCATGCCGCTGCGGTCGCGACACGTTGTACAGCATCTTCTCCCGGATGGCCTGCTCGATGTCGATGTCGTACTTGCCACAGGTGTCCAGCACCCGAAGGAGTAGGTCCGCCAGCTCAGCCGGGATGCCCTCCGGCTTGTCCTCCAGGTAGTACAGCTCCTTGGGCTCGTGGCCATTGCGCCACGCTTCCACCGCCTCCGAGATCTCGGTGTGGAACAGCGCGCACTGCTCCAGGAACGTCTTGGGCTGTGGTCCACCCTCCAGCGGCAGTGGCCACCACCCCTTGCCGACGGCCCACAGGTGCACTTGCTTGGCCAGCTTGTTGAGACCTTCGACAGCGTACATGCTACTGCTCCGGTCCCCAGATGAAGCCGATGAGCATGCCGCCCAGCTTGGCGCAGATGCCCAGCAGTCCCCTGGGAGGCGGCACGTCCTGCCAGTACTCGGGCGAGGAGTACTCGTCCTCATCGCCCTTGAGGTTGGTGGGTGCTGCGTAGGCGCTGTCGGGGTGCATGCGCTCAACCTCCAAGGAGCCACAGCTGGGGCACTGCGGCTGACCGTCGTCGCTCCAGAACACGTCGTTGCAGCCGTTGCAGAACCAACTATGCTGGGACATGCACCGTCTCCCCATTCTCCACCCAGGTCCACTGCCCCAGTGGCAGGTAGCGACGCTCCGGATACACCTGGTCGGCCGGCTGCAGCACGCTCTTGTCCAGGAAGTCCGCCAGGGTGCACATGTAGGTGCGATGCGTGTCCAAGTCCGTGATGTGCAGCTCGGTCACCCCGCGCTCAGCGGCCTTCTGCAGCAGCGGGCTGAACAGCGAGATGGACCGCGTCGGGTAGATCAGGAAGTGGCGGTTGCCGCGCATGCGCGCCACCAGCTTGCTGTCGTGCACGTGCACAAACATCTCCCCCTTCTGGTACAGCAGATCAGGTGGCAGCTTGACCTCGCTCAGGGGTCCGGTCTGGCCGGTCTTGACGCGTGTCTGCACCCAGGCCTCGCTGGGAGTGCCGCGCGTGGTCTCCACCCCAATCTGAAACTTGTCGGTCGGCTTGGGCCACAGGTGTCGCAGCGCGCACGGCCGGTCAAAGGTCGCGCCAAAGCCGCAGTCCGGCTTGCCGCTCTCCCAGGGTGCCGGGATGAAGGCTTGCAGCTCCAGCGGCAGCGCAGCCTTCATCTGCTGTACCACCCCAGGCCACTCGTGGTGCTGGGCCTGGCAGCACATGCGCTGCTCGTAGATGTGCGCCAGGGTGGCCAGCGAGCAACCGAAGAACACACTGGTCAGGGTGTGGTGTGGCAGGATGCCGCGCGCAGCCTGGATGGGCACCTTGGCGTCCAGCATGCGGGAGTAGGCTGCGAACGCTTCCTGGGCTGTCTCCATGAACTCGCCACGCGCGCTGCCCGTGAGCTCCGGGGTGAGCAGCACTTGCGCCTCACGCTTGTCGGCGAAGCGCATGCTCTCCTGCACAAACTGGGTGCCAATCCGATACCGCACCAGCTGGTGCGTGAAGGCACGCGTCACCCCCGTGATCAACCAGATGGTGTTGATGAACTCCAACGGGGAGCGCAGCTTGGTGCGGCGGATGTCTTCCAGCAGCTCAGCGCGCTCCTCACCCGTAGGCGGATGCGGCGAGTACACCTGCTTGTAGCCACGCGTGATGGTGGCCAGCAAGTCGGCCGCACCCTGCAGCGCGGGCAGGTTCAGCAGTGTGGCGCGCGCCACACCCGGCTCCACAAACTCGACCTTGAAGTTAGGCATGTTGTTCTCTCCCCCGGCATCGCGGCCGGACTATTCCCCCACCCAGTTCTCGTCGTCCATCATGGCCAGCGCCAGGAAGCTGTACACCAGCAGGTCCTGATACACGTTGCGGATCTTCTTCTGCAGCACCTCCTCCGGCAGACCCACCCGCGTGTGGTCGTACATCTCCCGCAGCAGCAGCGGCCGCAGCCCACGGATGCGCGCCAGGATGGCGCTGCTCTCGAACATCACCCCCAACAGCCCATTGACCGCCACCGCATCCGCATAGGTACGGTTGCGCTCCTCGAACAGCTGGCGCGCCTCCCCCACGATCTGCTCCCACTGCACCAGGCGGTGCTGCATGCGCTGCTCCAGCGCACTGCTGGGCTGTGGGTCAACACTGGGCAACTGGTCCGCACCCTCGCGGATTTGGCGCACTAGCTCAGGCGCCATTCGGATGGACCTAGAATCATTTGGGGTCACGCTGCCTCCCAATCCACGCGCTCGGGGAACTGGCTGTAGCGACGGAGGTTGGGGTGCTCAATCGCCTGGTTGTAAGGCTGGTCCCGCAGCCACACCCTGAAGCCTGCCCCAGCTGCGCGCAGTGCCAGGGTAGGGTCGTCTTCCAGCAACAGCAGCTTGTTATTGGGCGCAAGCTTGAGCAGCTGCACCAGCCGCTCGTCTCGCCCAAACAGCAGCGCATCCGCCAGCAGCCCATGCCGCTGCAGCCACTCGTCCGTGTCGCGTCGCACCCGGCTGATGGCCTCCGCCGGTCGAGCCGTCACCACCAGCAGATAGGTGTTGGCCAGCTGCTCGTTGCCCAGCAGCCGCACCGCGTCCGGATAGGCGCGCAAGCTGCCATATCCACCGCTGCGCTCGAACTCAGTCTTGGCGCGCTCGTACTCGTCCCACGGCAGTCCGTTGTCCAGATCGGTTGCCAGTGTCTGCACGTTGTCCTTGAGCTTGGCCCAGCTGGCATAGCCTTGGCGGTAGTCCGCCACCGTGCCGTCCAGGTCCGAGACGATGATGTTGCGTCCCTCGGGTGGGAACCAGTCCAAGCTCAGCAGGTGCTCCAAGTGGCGATTCTTTCGACCCCAAGCCGCCAGCATGTCGGCCAGACTGAAGCCGGTCTCCTGCCACAAGCACACGACGTACTTGAGCATGTCGGTCAGCTCCAGCTCCAGCGCATCCCGATCAATGCTGCGGTTGCGACCGGGCTTGTGGTACTTCCAGCGCAGTGCGCCCAGCACCTCGTTGACCTCCCCCACCAGCCCCAGCAGGTAGGTCTCCATCCAGTTGGGTCGCTCGGTCTGCACAGCCTTGATGGCGTCGTTGTAACGGCGCTGCTCACCCCACAGCCGCGCCAGGTCCATGCCCATCGCCTCAAGCGGATTCATGCAGCACCCCCGTCAGCAATCCCAGCACGGCCGCATAAGTGTCGTGGCTGAGAGCACGCCGCTGCCAAGTGGCATATCGGCCGATGGGCATCACGTTGGGAGCCAGGTATTCGGCCGGGGTCACGGGCTGCACGTCCGGCGGAATGTCGCGCAGCATGCTGATGGTGCCGGTGCCGCGCAGGCCGTCGTGCAGGCCGTCGTAGTTCACTACGTGCGTCCCCACCGGATACTCCAAACTGCGTCGGCCCCAGGCCACGGTGGAGCGCACCCAGCGCTGCTGGTGCTCCCCGTTGTAGCAGATGCGGTTGGGACCGTAATCCTCGAGGGTGCCTCGGTGGCTCAGGCAGGGGAAGCGCACCAGTGTGCGGCCGGCTGCGTGCCGGTCAGCGCTGAAGGAGTGCAGCACGTAGTCGTACTCGCTGCTCCACGCCAGTAGCTGCTCGTCCCAAACCTGGTCCACCGGCTCAACGTGCGTCTGGGTCCACACGCGCTTGAGATGCGTGGAGTTGTACCACTGCTGCGTTTGGAACTCCTGCGGAAAGGAGGTCTCAGCCACCGTGCCATTCCCCCACTGCTTGCGCAGATAGCCTTGCGGGGTGCCGGTGCTGTAGATGAAGACCTCCTCCGGCTCCACCCCCAAGCTGGGCGGCAGCCAGTGCAGGAAGAACGCACCCGCCTGCTGGGTGTTGGGCGGGGTGTTGCTCAGCACACGGTAGGTTGCGCCCACGTGCATGCAAGCCAGCACCGCATAGGCGGCAGCCGGTCCTGACCCCAGGATGAGGACGTCCGGTCTGTTAACCACCGGACACCTCCGGCGGCAGCGGCAGCGGCATCTGCGCCAGCACCACCTCACGCGGGTGTCGCATGGCTTGCGGCTGCGTGAACAGCATGGTCAGCAGCTCGCCGTCCAGCTCCAGGGTGTTGCCCTCGTGCAGCTGGAAGTCTCCGCCCAGCAGCGTGCTCACGATGCGCTCCAGCGCTTTGCGCTCCCTGAAGTTGAGTTGTAGGATGTAACCTTTCATAGCAGCTCCTCCTGCACGGCCGGACCAAAGTCCGGCTCGGCTCGCTCCAGCTCCATATCTGCCAGCCGCACGTATTGCGGCAGCATCCGGAGCACGTATAACTTGCCCGCACCCTTGAAGCGCTGCTTCTCCACCCGCAGCAGGAACAGGTCCTCTGTGATGGGATAGCGCTCGCCGTTCAGCTCCAGCTGCACCGGCTGTCCGTTGATCGTGCGCTTGCGGTGTAGCAGCCACGGCCGCTGCGCTGTGAGCACCACGTCCGAGTCCTGCTCCAGCTGCGAGGAGTGCTGGCAGTCCGCCAGGGTGGGCATGCGGTCGTCGCGCTGCTCCGCCGCGCGTGAGGCTTGCGCGTCGAACAGGATTGGACAGCCCACGTTCAGCGCCAGCTCACCACCCCGGATGACCGCCTCGCTCACCTGCTGCGTGCGCTCGGAGGCTTTGACGGCCGGCACGATCTGCACATAGTCCACGATGATCAGTCTGGGCTTGACACCATACTTCTGCTCCATGGCTTCGATGCCGGAGTACAGCACATCGATGGTCATGCGTGGGGTGCTGCGCCGGCGCAGCACGCTCTTTCCCATGGTCCAGATGGGCAGGTCCGGACGCTTGAGGGAGCGTCCCACCACCACCTCACGCGGCACGGAGGTCTCCATGTAGTCCGTGGCGGAGTAGTCGTCGCCGGCGAAGAACAGCGCCTCCAGCTCATCCACCGCCTGGTCCAGCGAGACATACAGCACGCACTCCTGCGCCTGCTTGCGCTCCCGCACGATCTGCTGTGCCGTTTCCATCGCCTTGAATGCCGAGACGGTAGTCTTGCCATGCCCAGGCCGCGCCACCAGCGCGATGATAGTGCCCGGTCGCCATGCCAGCATGTCGCGCATGGACAGCACGCTCCACTGCACGCCTGGCGTGGTGCCGATGTAGTCGTAGTACTCCACCGCCAGATTGCTGAGCTCGGCTGGGGTCCAGAACAACTGTGTGGGGTCAGTGGTCATAGCTCTCCACCCGGATGACCGCCTCCGCCTCCGCGCTCTTGGCGAAGGCACCGATGGTCTCGCGCAGTTGCTTCTCGTTGACCAGCTGCACCCCACGCGCACCCTTCTGCCGACTGCGCCAGTCCTGGCCCCACAGACTGCTCTCGATGGGCTCATACCACTCCAGGATCTGCTGCGACGTGAAGCGTGCCTTGAGCAGCGATGTGGCCAGCGTGCCCAGCCGCCCACCATTCAATGCCGCGTGCAAACCAGTGACGTGGCTGAGTGCGCCCACCATCGCCTGCTGCTCCGTGACGGAGACTTCCGGATGGGTGAGGTCCAGCACCTTGTCGGTGTAGACCTCGCTTTGGGGATAGGGAAGTACCTCGGAGAGTAGTTCCGAGATCCTTCGGCGGATACGTGAACGTGTTCTCATTCGAAGAACTCCTTTCCGCTCACCGAGTAAGGGTGAGCAATAGGCGGAGTACACCTATGCATGGGGCATAGCGACTCCGCGATCCATTCCCTGTTCCCTGTGAGGGAGGGTGCCTATGCTACACCCGGAATGGGCTGAGTCGGCCGCATCACCTTTCACGCTTGCGTGTCCCCGCTGTTCTCTGCTTTGTCCGGGGAGGTCCATCCGAAGTGGACGCTTGGGAGTTGGCCAGTCGTGGTCTGAGCCTGTAACAGTTGCGAGAGTTTCCCATCGGCACGTATCGCGTTGCCTTGCGACCTTGCGGTTGATGTCGGCCGGCGCACTCTCGCGTCTTGCGCGCGGCTGTTGTTGCGGCAGCCTACCTTGCTTGAAGCAGGTAGGCTTTGAAGCTTGTCAGGTCCATGCCGTACTCCACCACACCGTCGTCCGGCTTGACGGGCACCTCAACATACTTGACCCGCTGGCCCA